GATGCCCAACCGCTGCCGCACGACGAGTTGTACGTCATGGTCAGCGCCATCGAGTCGTTCATGGTGCTGAAATAGGCCCGCCAGAATGGGACACCCACATGATACGAATTTGACACCGCCGACTCCACGTCCCTACCGCGTCCGCGTTCGTGTCGCAGGCGTGGACTCCTTCGTCACGGTCTGGGGCTACGAGTTGATTGAGGCCCTTCACGCGTGTATGATTCACGTCGCCGCCGATGTCGGCAGCGACCACGTCACCATCATGGACGTGCAACCCGACTTCGCCGAATACGTCAAACTTGTTCGAGGCGAACACGTCTGGTCCGGAGACCCCACATGATCGATCATCACGCCCAACGACCCAGTGCCACGGGACTGGTCACGCGAGTGGCCCCGCCCACCTCGCCGTCGAAGTACGCGCCCCTAGCCGGAGGCGGTCCCGGAGCCGCCGCTCGTCGCCTTCGTACCCATGTCCGTCACCTTCAGAAAGGATCCCGTCATGTCGTCAATCAAGACCCCGCCGCCACCCCCGCCGTTAGCCTACCTGACGTGCCGGTGCGGATCGGATCGGTTCGCGGCCCTGGGGAAATTGCTCCTACATAAAGCGATGGCCGAACCCCCCGTGATGTACCAGTGCGCGTTCTGCAGCGACGTGTACCGGTTTGTCAACGGCATGTGGATCCGGTCGGACCGAAGTCTGGTCATGCGGCGAGGTCCTAGTCTATGAAAGCCAAACGGTCGCTGGCCGCCGCGCAACGGCTACAAGCCCAAGCGTTGGTCCCGGCCAAGACGGGGCGGTGCAACACGTTACTGCGGAATGGGACACGGTGTCTGGCCCCTGCCGGTCGGCAGACCCCCCACGTCGGCGTCGGGCCGTGTTACAAGCACGAGACGGTCAAGAAACCCTACGACGGCACCGCCCGGTATAAGAAACTCCTGACCGACGGCACCATTCGAGGCCAGTTGACGAAACTGGGCGGCATCGAAGACGATGTCCTGGATCTCGTTCCAGAGGTCCAGTTGCTTCGGACCCTCGTGATTGACTACGTCAATCGGTATAACGACTTCGTGGACGCGATCTTGGCGTGGAACCTCGATCGCGAAAAAAACGAAAAGCCCCGATCCGTCCCCGACATCACCTACGTGTCGTCCCTGATTGAAGGCATTAGCCGCATCATCGAGCGCATCCACCGGATCCAGACTACCGGCAGTATTCCACTAGACACCTTCCGGAAGGCCTTGGAGAAAATGGGGATCATTGTCGCTCGCCATGTGCGAGACGGCCACGCGCTGGACGCGATTGAACGGGACTGGGCGGAAATTTCCTTGATGGACCGAAAGGGGCCAGACATGCTGGCGCTGCCTCTTCCCCCGGTCGATCCCCCCCTGACTCCCTGATTGACAACCGGGTCAGCCCGGGTGTACGATTCGCGCCGATAGGACACGACATGGCGTGAACACTCCCCGTACCCTGGCTGACCTCCGCCCCCCGTCCCACACGGCCCCAGCCCTTGCCGCACCATTAGGCGCGGCGATTGCCGGATTGCGGGGCGCACGGGCCACGTCGCCGGAACAGATGCGGATTGAAGCCAGCCGGGTCTCGTTGAAGGCGTTTTGTCTCACCTACCTGAAACACCACTTCACCAAAGGGTTCTGTCCGCTCCATGACGACATCTTCGCCATGTGCGACGGGACCGAACCCGGCAAGCGGAAGGCGCGGATCGCCCCCCGCAAATTCGGGAAGACCACCATCATCTCACTCGCCAAGCCATTGCAGGAACTGGCGTATAAACGGAAGCACTTCATCCTCATCATCGGAGAAGCGGCAGCGGTCGCGGAATCGAACCTAGCGACGATCATCCAAGAATTGGACACCAACGAACTCCTGCTCCAGGATTTCCCGCACCTGGCCCCGGCGAAGGATCCGAAGGGGCAGATGGTGAAATGGACCGACCGCCAACTGGTCTTCCAGTCGCACGACACCATCATTGCCAAAGGCATGGGCAGTCGGATGCGCGGATTGAAGTACCGGCATTCGCGTCCCGATATGGCGATTCTGGATGACCCGGAGTCGCCCGAGACCGCCGACACCTTCTTGAAACGACGGCGGCACAAACGCTGGTTCGGCGGGACGTTCCTGGGGTTGGGCGCGACGAACTGGGACGTATACGTGATCGGGAATTTGCCGAATCACGACTGCTTGATTGCGGACCTGGTCAAGGATCCCGGGTGGGACGGCTTGTTGTGGCGAGCGATCAACATTCCCCGGAAAGCCGAAGAACGGTACCCCATCGGCAACACGGACCAGGATGGATCCGCGTTGTGGCCGGAAGAATGGTCCTTACCGAAACTCGACTCGTATAAGCGAGAACCAGAAGTCGGCACCCTCGGGTTCGTGCGGGAGATGATGAATGACCCGCGAGAGGAGGAATCGAAATCTTTTGATCCCACGACGTTCTCGTATTTCGAGTTTGACCCCGCCACGTTGTCCTCCTACCAGGCCGTTCGGACGTTCATCGATCCCGCCGGAGGTGAAAAGCCGGGTGACATGCGTCGAGGCAAACGGGACTGGTGCGTGGTGGTGACAGCGGCGCGGACGCGGGATGGCTATATTGATATCATCGATGTGAAGATGAATCGGTTTCTTCCAGACAAGCAAATCCAAGTTCTCCTGGACGCGTACGCGATGTATGGCGCACGGGAGATTGGCGTGGAAGAAAATATGTATAAGAACTTGATGGAACCGACCATCCGGGCGGCGGCACGGAAACGAGGCCTATACCCGAACATCATCCCGAAGATTGCCACGACGAATAAGATCAGCCGTATCCTTGGCTTCCAGCCGCTGGTCGAGTCCGGGATCGTCCGGTTTGCGCGTCACTTGATTGATAAAGTCCCCGACTACTTCGGACAGTTCGATGAGTTCCCCGGCGACTTCGACGACGGCCCCGATGCGACCGAGGGCGTCGTGCGGATGTTGGAGTCGGGGCGAAACATTCTGGGTCAACTGGGCGGACCTACGGCCGCAAAATCCTATTGGAAAGGGGCTGCGTAAGCCATGGCGCTATCACCAGAGCAAATAGCCAAGTATCGAGTCAGCGCGACCCAAGCGGCGTCCATGACCGAAGTCGGGTATTCGGGACTGAACATCACGGGTGGAATGCTCCGCGAAGAATTCCTGGCTGAACTCCGAGGCAAGCGGGGTATCAAGACCTTGCGCGAGATGCGGGATAACGATCCCATCATCGGCGCGATCCTCTTTGCCGTGGGGATGTTGATTCGGCAAGCGACGTGGTCGCTGGTCCCAGCCGAAGAAGATGCCGCGTCAGAAGCCGCCGCTGAGTTTGTGGACTCGTGCCGCACGGACATGGCGATGACCTGGAACGACGTGATGTCCGAGATCTTGACTATGCTGCCGTTCGGGTGGGCCTGGTTGGAGGTCGTGTACAAGAAACGTCAAGGGTACAACCGAAACGAAGACGACACATCAAAGTATGCGGATGGCCAGATCGGGTGGCGACGGATGCCCCTGCGGTCGCAGGACTCGCTCCAGTCCTGGGTTCAGGATCCGACGACCAAAGACATCATTGCCATGCAGCAGCTGACCTTGACCGGTCAGTCCGCGATGGTGCCGATCACGAAGTCCTTATTGTTTCGGACGGAATCGAACAAGAACAATCCTGAGGGTCGATCGGTGCTCCGCAATGCGTACCGGCCGTGGTACTTCAAAAAGCGGATTGAAGAAATCGAAGGGATCGGGGTCGAGCGCGACCTGGCGGGATTGCCGGTCCTGATGCCGCCAGAGGGGTTGGACATCTGGAATCCGAATGATCCGCTGGCCGCGACGTATAAGACACAAGCCGAGACGTTGGTGCGGAACATTCGCCGGGATGAACAAGAAGGGGTGTTGCTGCCCTTTGGGTGGGTGTTGTCCCTTCTATCGACGGGCGGCACCAGAAGCTTCGACACCTCCGCGATCATCGATCGCTACAACAATGTGATGGCCATGACGATCATGGCGGACTTCATTATTCTAGGTCACAACAACCGGTATGGCTCGTTCGCGTTGTCGTCCAGCAAGACGCACATGTTCGGCATGGCGATCGGCGGCTGGCTGGACATGATCGCGGATGTCTTCAACCGGTACGCGATTCCTCGCTTGATGGCGGTCAACGGGATGAATCCCGAACTGCAGCCGACGTTGAAGCACGGCGACATCGAAGTTCCCGATCTCAACGAACTGGGCACCTATATCCAGAAATTGGCCGGGGCAGGCTTCCAGATCTTCCCGAATGCGAGTCTGGAACGGCATTTGTTGAATGTGGCTCGCATTCCCACAGAAGGGGTGTTGCTGGGACAAGGTACCGGACTAATCAAACCTCCCGCACCGGGAGAGACTGGGGACACCGAGGACACGTCGGGAGATAACGAGGACACGTCGCCATCTTCGACGACACCGGCCCCAAAGGCAAAACCGACCGTGGCGGCAAAGAAAGAAGATGACGGAGTGATCGGCTGATGCCCGTCGTCGTGCCTGGGTGGCGAGCCAAACCCAACACGCGGACAACGATGATTCAGGAAATGATCCTGACGGAGTTGGGCCGGATTCGGCAATCGCTAGACGCGGCGACGGACTTGCGATCGGTCACGATCACAGTGAAGATGAAGGTGGGGGGAGTGACCCCCCGAACGGTCGTGACTCAGCTGGAGTCGGAGGCCACATTATCGGATTGACGCGCCAGGGCATCTGTGGTAGTGTCTTATCAATTGATGCTCGGCCGTCAGAGGCGTGGAGACGGAATCGAAAGCAGCGTATCCGCTTTTGGTTCCGTCTTTTTTGTTAGCGAGGGGCAATGCCACACATCATCAAAACCGACGCCAAACGCCAGCTCGTGTTCGGCTGGGCCTCCGTGGCCGTCAACAAGGATGGATCGCCGCTGGTCGATCGCCAGGGCGATGTCATTGATCCCGCTGACCTGGAAGATGCGGCATATGTGTTCGTGCTGAAATTCCGAGAAGCTAACGAACGCCATCAAGACTCCATCGAGGGGCAGTTGGTGGAGTCGCTCGCCGTCACCCCGGAAAAACTCGAGAAGATGGGGCTTCCCTCGGACGCCCTACCCGCTGGATGGTGGGTGGGATTCTACGTGCCCGATCCGGCCGTGTTCGCCAAAGTCGAGTCGGGGGAATACACTATGTTCTCTATCGAAGGATCGGCGGTGCGTGAACCGGTCACGGTAGAAGGGGGCGTCTAATGCCGATGTTGCTGCGGAACCTGGAGATTCGCAAGGTTTCGCTTGTTCCACGAGGTGCGAATCCCGAAGCCCATATTGTGCTGATGAAGCACGACGAACCACAGCCGGGGCCAGCGTCGGATTCGGTCCCTGCCGCCACTGCCCCGGTCGCAGTTCCTGACCGACCGGCCCCGGTTGTGAAATCCCCGTCTTCCGCGAACCCTCGCGGATCTTCCCACAGGAGTACACACATGAGTCTGCAGATCGACCGGACGAAGTTGACCAAAGAGGAATGCGATCGTCTCGACGAACTCGAGACCATCGCCAAGGCGCACGAAGCCCCGGAACCCGAGCCGGAACCGGTAATCCCGGAAGCCGTCCAGAAGATGTTGGACGAGACCAAGGTGGCCATGGCCAAGATGGCCGACGAGAACAAGACCCTGGCCGCGCAGTTGCAGAAGGCCGAGGAGGCCCGCGAACTGACGAACTTCATCGCCAAGGCCGCGACCGACTTCCCCACGCTGCCCGGCACCGCCGACGACAAGGGCAAGTTGCTGCAGTTCATGTCCAAGGGACTGGACAAGACCAATTACGACGCGGCGATGGCCCTGTTGAAGGCCGGTGACGAGGCCATGCGGCTTGTGGCTGCGGGATCCACGTCTGGAACCGATGACGCCGTCCGTGCCGACTCGGCACTGGGGCAGATGGAAGTCCTGGCCAAGGAACTGATCACGTCGGGCAAGGCCAAGTCGTTGCCGGAGGCGATGGACCTGGTAGCGCAGGCCAATCCCGCACTGTTCGTGCAGCACCAGAAGGAAACCCGCCGCACCGAGTAACTGACCGTCATTCAGAGGAGAAATCGACATGGCTTTTGAAAGTCCAGGCAATCAGTACTCGTTCGTGGCCGGGGAATCCCTGGTTGGCGAACAGTACCACTTCGTCAAGCTGCACACGGACGGTACCGTCAAGATTGTGACGGCGGTCACCGACATCCCGATCGGCATTCTCCAGAATGCCCCGGCCGACAAAGCGATGGCGACCGTCATGGTGGACGGCATCTCCAAGTTGGCGGGTGAAGCCGCTATGGGAGTCAGTCTGGTGGTCGGGATGCACGACAACGGCAAGGGTATTGTAGTCACCCCGGGCAACGAAGTCACCCAGTACTCGGTCGGCCATGTGCTGGTCGCCAATACGGTCGCGGACGGACTGGCGGTCGTGGTGTTCGACTGCAAGTCGCCGCGTCGGGCCACTTAACCCTCGAAAGAAAAAGGAGATTCTTCCATGGCTTTTGAGGTTCCCGGCAATCAGTATTCGTTCGTCGCCGGAGCGAGTCTGACAGCCGAGCAATATCACTTCGTTCGACTGCACACGGACGGCACGGTGATCCCCATGACCGGGGAGACACAGAAACCCATCGGTATTCTCCAGAATGCGCCAGCCAGCGGGGCCATGGCGACGGTGATGGGTGATGGGATTTCCAAGATCAAGTGTAATTCGGCGCTGACCTGCGCTGACTTGGTCGCGTCTCACACGGATGGATCGGCCGAGCCGGTCATCCTAGCCGCCGGAACACGCTATCCCGTGGGTCAGGTCATTCAAGCGACGACGATGATCGGGGGCGTTGGCGTGATCGTGTTCAATTGCAAGAGTCCCGCTCGCGGGGCGTAGGGTGCTGTCATGCGATTGCGGACCTTGCAGCTTCATCTCGTGTTCATTCGCCTCGTGAGAGGCGGAGTAACCGCGTGGGAGACATGGGTCCGTGAATTGCTCGCAGAGTTGAAAATCACTAACGACAAGGGAGATCAGACATGAGCGTGCTCGTTCGCAAACAGCAGCCTACCCAGGAAGCCGTCCACACCGACGCGATGCTGGACAACATTTCGCTGGCGTACCAGCTGCAGCAGGATCAGTTCATTTTCAACAAGGTGTTCCCGATCGTGCCGGTCGATAAGCAGACCGACAAGTACTACACCTTCCCGAAGAACGACTGGCTCCGCGATGAGGCCCAGAAGAGGGCGGATTCGACGGAGTCCGTGGGTGGTGGCTACACCCTGTCGAGCGATTCGTACTCGTGCGACGTGTGGGCCATTCACAAGGATGTGGGCGTCCAGACCAGCGCCAACGCCGACCGCCAGGTGGACCTGGTTCGGGGCGCGGTGCAGTGGGTGACGCAGCGACTGCTCCTGCGGCAGGAGATTCAGTGGGCGTACGACTTCTTCCGGAACGCCATCTGGGGGACCAGCGCAACACCCGCGAATCTGTGGTCGGACTACACGGCGTCGGATCCGTTGGAAGATGTGGAGACCGCCAAGGAAACGATCCTGAAGGTGACTGGGTACCTACCGAATACGATGGTGCTCGGCTACCAGACGTTCCGCAAGTTGAAGCGGCATCCGCTGTTCCGCGACCAGATCAAGTACACGTCGGCGGAGAACGTCACGGTGCAGCTGATCGCTCGCATGTTGGAGATCGACAACGTCTATGTCGCGAAGGCGATCAAGGCGACCAATCTCGAGGGCGAGACGGCCGGGTACGACTTCACGCACGGCAAACACGCGTGGGTCGGCTACGTGGCACCGAGCCCGGGGCTGATGACCGCGTCGGCGGGATACACGTTCGGCTGGACCGGGGTGGCTTCGACTCCCGGCACGTCGATCGGTGTGTCGTCGTACGACATCCCGCTGAAGAAGACCACCCGGTACGAGGGGGAAGTGGCCTTCAGCAACAAGATCATTGCGACCGATCTCGGCTACTTCTTCAACGGGGCCGTGGCGTAACGCTGCGACCATCATTGGGCCAGCGGCCCGGGGGGCAGTCCCCTGGGCCGGCTTGCTCTTCTGCATCAATACCGTCTTAGTAAGACGGAGGACAGGGGACGCACGGTCATGGAAATCCTTACACGGGCACGGGCAGTTGCGGGTCAGTTGGGGCTGTTGAGCGGAGTCTCGTTCATCAGCGGCGCAGGTGCGCCGACGAATGCGGTCACGGGCGCAGGGTTCTGTGAGAAGGGTTCGCAGTACCACCGCACCAGCAATGGCGCGATTTACGCGAACACGGGAACGAAGGCGTCACCGACCTGGTCCTTGACGGGGGCAGTCGGGGCGTTGGCGCAGCATCACATCTTCGTTGGCAATGCTGGCGGTGTGGCGACCGACGTGGCGCTGACTGGCGATGCGACGATCACGGATGCCGGGCTGATCACGCTGGCGGGGGCGGTGACGAAGTACGCGGAAGTGACGATTCCTGCCGCCGACATCATCGCGGTCGGGGCCGGGAAGTTCGGTCACGCCGCAGGGTATCCGCTGGTCGTGGGGGCTGGCGCTGGGACGGCCCTCGAATTAATTGCCGCCACCCTCATCTACGACCAGGGTGTGAAGGCGTACCAGGCGGGGGGCGATACCACGGTCAACTGGGAAAGTGGTGGCGCGATCCTGTCCACCAAGATTGCCAACTCCGAGTTCTGCGCCCACAATGGCGACACCGTGAATCTGGTTAAGGCGCTGGTCCCGGCGACGGGAATTTCACTGCCCGTCAATACGGGGATCAACTTGGCGACCACGGTGGCCTTCACTGACGCGGGAGTGGGCGCGATCGGCGTGGTGCGCGTCAAGGTGTGCTACCGAGTCCATGTGACCGGCCTGTAAGGAGGCGTGATGCAAACTGCACTCGCTTCTGCAGCACGAACCGCGTCAGGCGTCGGCTCGATCACGACCGACTTCTCGAACGCGAAAAGTGCTCAATTCTGGTTGGAGGTGACCGCCGCCGCCGCAGCGGCCACCGACCTACTCAACGTCTACATCCAGTCCTCTATTGATGGCGGAACCCTCTGGGATGACTTCGTGCATTTCACGCAAGTCCTAGGCAACGGGGGCGCAGTCAAACACCTGGCGTCCTGGGTGCGCGATGTGACTCCCGAAAGCGAGATGCACATTCAGCAGGATGCAGCCATGGCGGCTGGCGTCTTGCAGGGGCCAGTCGGTCCCATGTGGCGTGTCAAGTACGTGATCTTCGACGATGGGGGTGCCCATCAGACGTTCACGTTTAGTGTCAGTCTTCGAGCCGTGCAGTATCAGTAACCCGGTGCGTGGGGTCCGCTGGGATCCCACGCCCCACTTTGAGGGGCAGCGAGGTGGCGTATGCAGTGTGTGATTCTACGCACGTTTGGTGGTCCGGGAACACAAGAATTTCACCCGGGAGAACTCGTGGACACGGTCGCGTGGCCGAATGCGGACTTGTTGATCGGCGCACGGATGATTCGTCAGGCGACACCGGAAGAAATCGCGTCGGCGGTGGAAGTCGATGAAGCTCCATTGCCCGTCCGAATGCCGGTGAAGACAAAGGGGAAGGGGAAGCGCTAGTGGCGTTCACCTACGATCCGACCACGGACTTGGGCCGTGTCCGGTTGCTGATTGGCGACACGGACGAGGACACCCCGCAGTTCCAGGACTCAGAAATTGCCGCGCTGATGGCGATGAGCGGGGATTCGGTGGTGGCGACGGCCTCGGCGGCGTGTCTGTCGCTGGCCACGCGGTACAGCCGGTTCGCAGACAAGCAAGTCGGGGATTTGAAGGTGTCGTCGAGTCAGAGAGCGACGCAGTACTACAAGATGGCGGAACAGCACCAGGCGTCCGCCATTGTGCAAGGATACATGGTGCCGACGGCGGGGGGAGTCTACGTAGCGGATAAGGAAGCCGCCACTGCCAACTCGTCGTTGGTACAACCGTCCTTCACGACTGGGATGATGAGGAATACGTAGATGGCGTTCGAAGACGAGTTCCTGGAACTCATGCCTCACACGATTCAGGTCCAAGCCTGGACGGGGCAAACGTCTGACGGCACACAGTCGTATTCGCCCACCATCAAGTCGTATCGAGCTCGCATCGTTGGGAAGACGCTTTCGCTTCGCCGCCCCCTTGTTGAAGGGGATACCATCTTGTACGACGCCTACGTGGCGACGGGACCGGAGGCCATTGGCTTACGCGATAAGATCACCCTTCCCAACGATGCGCGATATATCAATCGCTACCCGATCCTATTCTCGGTAGGCATCTACGACGACGGCGACGGGGCGCACCACTCGAAACTGCAGTTTGGGTGGCAGTACCACCGGCAGGGACAATAGTCATGGCGATACGAGGCCTGGCGGCGGAGGTGTCCAGCATCAGCCGGATGGCTAGTTCGTTGTCTAGGCCGTTGACCAAGCGCGAATTGGTCGGGGATGAAGCCGTGATTCAGAACTTGATTCAGATCGAGGATCGTACCGTGGCGATCGCCGCGATGATGTCGGCCCGGGTCTCAAAATTGATCAAGATCGATTCAGATGAAGCCTGTCCAGAGTCGGAGCCGGGGGCGGACATGCCGACAGATGAGGGCGTAGGCCGGACGTTGATCGGGACCGGGTATCGAAAGAACCTGGGGGGGATCACGGCCGCATACACGGGCAGCACCGAATACGGCATGACGGGATTCAGTAACTGGGGGATGAAGGGACTGACCCGGATGTACCGGAACGAGTACGAAGTCGGATACGGGGCCGTGTACGCGGTGTGGGTGCATGAAGGCGTGACGAATCCCAAACATACGGGACCGATCACCTACACGAAGCCCGGATCGGGATCGCACTTCTTGTCGAACGCATTTGCCAAGTACGCGACGAAATTCCCGAAGAACCTCGAATTGGAGATTCAGTCCGCGATCCAGAACGTCGCCAAAGCCAATGTGCGGACCCGGCCCACGGCCCCTCTGGGTCTGGCGAGCCCACTTCGTCCAGGACTGCCGTTGCCCCCGAGGAAGAAATAATGAGCACCCTGGTCGAATTGGCGACTCGGTTAGCGACGAATGCCGTCATTGGCCAGATTACCAGTCCCGCGACCATTTTCCAGGGACCGATGCCGATGACTCCTGACGCGTGTGTCTCGGTGCGACGGTACGGGGGCGGGGGCGTTGAGCGAGCGATGGGGACCAGTTCGACGCCTGTAGCCGATTCGATTCACTTCCAGATTCTGGTCCGTGACGCGGCGCAGTCGGCCGGGGAAACGAAGATTGCGGCGATTCTGACGGCGTTGGACAATTACTCGGGGACGTTGGGATCGACCCGGTATCTGTTGATTTCCTTGATGTATGGGCCGGTCGATATGGGACGCGACGAAAGTAATCGATTTGTCTGGTCGTTGAATTTTCGAGCGTTGAAGGCACGATCATGAACGTGTTGCAGTTGCAATTGCTGGCTATTCGGGCGCAAGCCGCGGCTCTGATCGCGGTGATCGATGCGACGGTGACGGAGGAGGAGAAACCGACCGCGACGGTGGCCAGTTCTCCCCCAGAAGTCGTAGGAAGTGCGTTGGATGTGTCGTCGTGCGATCACCCGGCCGCGCATCGGGTATCGGCCGCGACGATGGGTAACTTGACTCGCGCGATGTGCGGAGTCTGTGGGGAGGACGTACCGGTATGACGTACCGACATGTGGGAGACGCACCGATTGGCGTCGGATCTCGCCAAGTGCAGAATGGAGAGACCTTCGACGCTGATGGGGCATCGGAGGTAATCAAGTTCTTTCTCAAGATCGGGGCGATTGAAGAAGTGGCATCCCCGCCACCTCCGCCTCCCCCGGTGTATCGGAAGACCATCACCCGCAAGACCGCGGAGGAGGACAACTAAATGGCACCGCTTGTTTTGACCAACGCCAAGATTCTTCTGGGCGGCTACAATCTCTCGGGGTACGCCAACAACGTCGCACTCAACTCGGAAATCGAGATGCTGGACGAC